GAGTCTCTGGACTTGCGGAAAGATCTCTCAAGAAGGATTGAAGATAGGAAAAACAAATCTAGATTGGTTGGAATGACCACATCAACTTTGCCTGTGCAACAGGGAAAAACTGCCCTTGTGATGCGTGAAATCTATGATCAGTACATTTCAGGAAGTCGTTGGGGTTTGAGGGGAAGCACATGGGTGCATGTGAGAGAAGGGATGCCTGGCCAGGGTATCTTCACTACTATAAGCAGCATATCACATGCTTCAGCACAAAGGTATTACTCCAAATATGTGGCAAGGAAGCTCTCTTGGCATTGGCAGAGTAGGGTCACATCAGATGATAGTCTTACCATGATAGTCCACCCCAAGAAGGAAAATCAGATCATACACAATGGTGTGAAGACTCTGGTGAGCAAGATGAACTACCTCATGGGATTAATAGAAAATCTTGGGAAAATGACTATCACGGCTAGGAAGCCTGAAATGTGCACATTCTACATGCTTAGAGGGGAGCCAATCTGTGCAATTTGGAAATTTCTGGGTGCCTTTTGTTCAATTCAAACTTCAGGAAACTTAGGGGAAGACCTCTTACAGGCTACTGCTAAGGGAGCAGATCTTTACAGATTGGGAGGTTCAGTGTTCATAAGCTCCTACTTAGTCTCATCTTTGACAACAATGACTCTAGATGCCTATAGAATGTGGTCTCCATATCTAAAGCTTAAGGAAAAAATGGATGCAACACCTTTTGTAGAAGCCTTATGGTCAGGTCCAGTTGAGACTTTCGGTATACCTGCTATAGATCCCATCTGTTCAGTGTTGAGTCCTATAGGGCCAAGGGTTTCAAGTGCTAGAGTATCAGGATTATCCGAAGAGGAAGCTATGAACTACAATGACATGGTCCTTGAATCAAGGTTGATGGCTAGTAGGGTAGACCAGGAAATGAAAGTTACAGATAAGGAAGGAAATGAAGTGGGCTCAAATTTCATCAAATATGTCACAAAAGAGGGGGAGTATGTGACAACCTTGAGGAAAATGCCACCAACAGTGAATGGTTTAATAGGTTCACTTTATAGGAGACGTCATGATATCAAAGTTGCACGAGAGTTAGGAAAACTTGCCCTTAGGTATCCAGAGAAGACCATCTTCAAGGGTTGGACTCTGCTCAGTGCTTTGGAGCACATTAATGCCAGTTTTGAGCAACCCATGAAGCAAGGACACAATTCCAGAGATGTGTTAATGCAATATATGGAGGTAGCTCACTCCATAAACCATGCTTTCCTGAAAGTCAGCCCAAACTCATTTCTACCTAAAGACATGATAGGAAAGACCATATCATTGGCTACATTAAGAAAATGCTTGAATGACCCCTTGTTTGTGGCTGACATTAGGAGCAATTTTAGATATCGTCTAGGTATCAGAGTGGAATTTACAGGCTCCATATCTGAGCTAAGTGGCTTCTTGAAGAGGCAAGCCAGAGATATAATATCCCTGTCAGACTTCCTATGGTCATCCCAAATTGGGGCCAATTTAGTATCCTCAGAAAATGAGGAGTTTGTGCAAGAGTGTGGGTTAGGGAGATTGGCTTTCAAGAGACTTATAAAATTAAATTCAATAAGTGAG